AGTAGAAAGCATGATGTTCACAAAAGAAAAGATGAATCTTATGGGTATACCTGAAGGGACGATACCTGAAGGTTGGTGGATAGGCTTTTATATCCCAGATCCGGCAGTATACAAGAAAGTTATTGAAGGAGAATTCAATATGTTCTCTATACAAGGGACTGGTAGGCGTATACCTTTAGACGAGTATGGGGTATAAAAAATATTTTTATTTTGCTCAAAATAACTGGTACCAAACGCCCTGTAAATACGTATTATATAATGTAAGGAGGTAAAGAAAAATGGAAAAAGGTCAAGTACCTGCCATGCAAACTTTACTTGTCGATCTTCGTTTGGACAGAGTTGACTTAGTGCACACTGGTTCAAATACTAGAGCAGATATTTTATTAAAAAAGGGAAAGGAGCAAGACAATATGCCCAATGATTTTGAGACCTTGTTGGCATCATTGAAGCCTGAACAGGCCGAAGTCATTAAGTCACATATTGCTGCAGTAGAGAAGTCGAAAGATGATATTCATGCTACAGTGCTTAGTGAACTTAATGACAAAATCGAAACTCTTGAAAAGGCCGCTAAGCCTCCCGTAGTGGATAAGCCGTCTGAAGATATTTATAAAGACGCTTCACCGGAACTCAAGAGCTATATAGAGAAAATGCGCACGCAGCTAGACACAGTATTAGCTGACCAAGCACAATCTCTTGCTAAAGCAAGGTATGAGTCTGTCAAGGCTATTCCTTGTGATGAGGCAGAATTGAACGAAGTACTAAAGAGTATTTCACCAGCTGCATTTACGGTTCTTCAGAAAGCCGCTAAAGCTATAGAAGAAGGATTGTTAACTGCTAAGGGTAAGGATAACCCAGGCGAGTTTACTAACTCTGATGGGGCATATGCAACCCTTGAGAAGGCAGCTAAAGAAATCATGGCAAAAGAAACTGGTTTAACATTCGAGCAAGCTTTCTCAAAAGCATGTGAAGTTAATGCAGACGTCTATGCCAAATATGTAAAGGGGGCTAAGTAATGGCTACAGGTGCTTTCGAAGCGATAACTACTAGAGTTGCTTGGCATGCCTCAGAGGCCATCGAGAAATATGACGCTGCCGAAATCGACGCTGACGGCAAATTTCAAAAAGCAGATGGTAGCGGTATCTTTTATGGTATCGTGCAATATGGTGCCGAATCAGAAGATGACATGTGCACAGTAGTACAAGGTATCTTCCCAGGAAAAGTATCGGCAGACGTAGAGCAAGGCAGCAGGGTAAAGGTAGACACAACAAAACCGGGTTTATTTGTCACTGCTCTCGCAGCTGATGATGCCGTCGGTGTTGCTTTAATGGATATCACTAAGGGTGCCACTGGTTCTATTTTGTTAGTACCAAGTGTCGGCTCAGGCGCATAAGGAAGGAGTGAAGATTAGATGCCAGAATTTACAAATTTAGGCCACATTGATAGGGCGCTAACCAACATCTCTGTAGCTTACATGCAAGGAGCCAATGCTTTTATTGCAGACCAGGTTTTTCCTATCATCAAAGTGCAGAAGCGTTCTGACGTATACTTTAAGTATAGCAAGTCGGATTCCTTCAGGAATGAAGTTCGTGAGAGAGGCCGTGGGGCTGAATCTTATGGTATGGAATGGAATATCGAGCTGGAAGAACCTTACTTCTGCAGAAAATATGCTCTTCATTATGACATTTCTCCAGAGGAGAAAGTTAACTATGATCAGCCTATCAATGTAGATAAAGATACGGCTGAAATACTCTCGGCTAAGATGTTGCTTAAGCGGGAAATTGACTTCCAGGATAAATTCTTCAAAACAGGGATTTGGGGCAAAGACATCGCTGGCGTATCTGGGGCACCAAGTACAAACCAGGTGAAAAAATGGTCTGATCCTGCTTCAGATCCTGTAGGGGATATGGCCAACATAATGCTCGCTCAGGCAGGGGCTACTGGATATAGGCCAAACTTTGCTATAATGTCTCCAGATGTGTTTTATGCACTTAAAAATCACGAAGCAGTGCTTGACAGAATCAAGTATACCCAGAAAGGCATCGTGACAGTCGATCTGATTGCTTCCTTGTTTGAGCTTGATAAGATATTCATTCCTTGGGGCGTTGTCAATGGAGGTCCAACAACTCCTAAGTATGACGAAACAATGGATGCAACGGACTTTATTTACAGTGGTCAGATGCTTGTAGGTTACAGAACGTTAACTCCTTCCATTAAGGCACCTACTGCCGGCTACATTTTTGCTTGGACAGGCCTTGAGGGAGCAAGCGCATATGGTTCTCGTATGGTCAGGATCAAGATGGATCAATTAGGTCTTGGCACAGAGAGACTCGAATGTGAGATGGCTTATGATATGAAGTTAGTTTGTGCTGACATGGGTACCTTCTTAACTGATTTAGTTTAAGGAGGTATAACATGCAGTATCTAGTGCTTCGACCCTTTACCTCGTACGGCGTATTCTATAAGAAAGGCGACATAGTAGATGAAAGCATGATTAGATCACCCTATTTACGCAGGTCCGAGGGAAAAATTGTACCGGCAGTCTCCTCTGCGAGGGTACCCGAGGAAGTAGGCCCTACGGCCGAAACCTCGGACTCCTTTATAGAGGATAGCATAAAGGATACTGACGAAACTGCTGAAGTGGAAGCTGAGGCAGAAAATAAACAAGAGGAGAAAGATTTATTCTCATTTTCGTTTACTCCTCAGAAGTAAAAAGGGGGGTGCGAACATGTCTTTCACTTATGAAGGTCCAAGCAACTCTGAAAGAGATAAAATACGCTTCTTATGCGGCGATACCGTACAAGTAGAGATGCTGTTGACTGATGAGGAGCTGGACTGGATAATAGGTCAATATCCTTCAGAAGAAAAAAGATTAGCAGTTGCGTTTAGACAGTGTGCTACAATATTAACCAAAAAGCCTAACAAGCAAAAGCTTGGGCCACAGGAGGAAACATTCACTGACAGACTCGCTTACTATAGAGAGCAGGCAGATAGACTAGAAAAGGGCCTGGGGTACTCAGGTACTCCTCCTATTCCTGAGTACCAGGCTGAAAAAGTGTTTGAAAAAGGAATGATGGAAAATGTTTAGCTCACTGGTAGCATGGTGCAATATGCCGTTTACAATCGAGCGTGGTTCAGGAATGTCAGCATCAGGGGACAAAGTAAGCAATGAAAGTATTGCGTCTGAGGCTTATATAGTTGGTAATACTGTTCTTATTACAGATAAGGAGGGTAAAGAGTACGTGTCGAAAACGCAGTTATACTTGCCTCCTGAAAAAGCTGTTGTTACTGAAAGCGATAAAATAACTTATAAAGGCAGCACCTATGAGATAAGAAGATTGTTGGAAATCAACAACTGGAGAACTGGGGCCGTTGACCTACAGGTGATATACCTATGATGTCATACGATAAGAAAGCTATTCAAAAGGGGTTTTCATCTTTAGTTAGCTCTATAAGTAAATCATCTACAAGGGTAATCAAGGAGGTGGCAAGTAGGGATAAACCCGCACTTTTAAGCTTCGATGATGTAGAAACAATGACGATACCAACAAAATCTTCAGTGCAAGTATTTTTGAGCGGTCCTAATGTTGATGAGAATTTAATAAATAGCTACGAAATAGAAGAACTGCTCAATGAGAAAGCAAAAGAACTAACAGATGAAATACTGGTCGGCCTTAAGAAGGATTTAGAGAGGATACTGTAATGGATATACTGGAAGAATTACAAAACTATATAGCAACTAATCTCTCTCTAAATCCTGGGGTCGATATTTTCAGAAACGAGATGCCTGACACAGGTGCTAAATGCGTCTGTATCACAGAACCAAAGGAGGCTGGCTATGTCCTACCTCAAATAGATGCTGAGAAGCACTATATAAAGATAACCACTAGAGAAGCACTACATGACAGTGCTAAGGAATTAGCTAGACAATGCTATAGTCTTCTTAGGACTGATGATGGAATAGTGACTATGCCTAATCTGACTATCTTCGTAGAACTTCAGGGCACACCTATTTGGGAAAGAACTGACCAGCAGAATAGGAAATACTATTATTTCACACTAAAAGCTATTACTAAAGTTTTAACGTAAGGAGGCATAAAACATGTCAAAAAGTGTTCTTGTTGGTTTATCCAACTTAGTCTACGCTGTTATGACTGAAGACACACCGCCTACTACAGTAGGTGGCACAGATGGTTCAACTGAGTATGATAGTGCCGTAAGAATCCTGGGTGCTATTACGGCAACCTTCTCGCCAAATGCATCCAATGACACTTTGTTCGCTGATGATGGACCGTATGACACAGCTTCTACTCTTGGAGCTATGACACTTGAGCTTAATGTAGCAGACATCCCGGCTGCACAGCGAGCAGAATTACTCGGCGCTACTTATGATGAAGATACCGGCATTCTTGTTCATTCTGCTGACGATGTTCCGCCATATGTGGCTGTTGGGATGTCCGTCAAGAAATCAAACGGTGCAGACAGACTTATCTGGTACCTAAAAGGTAAGTTTACAGCACCAGATGACAACAATCAAACAAAGGCTGATTCCATTAACTGGAATACACCTACAATCACCGGTAACTTCCTCAGGAGAGATTCTGATGGTCAATGGCGTGTTTCGGTAGACACGGATGATGAAAATGCAGCTGAGGATATTGCCACAACCTGGTTCACCTCACCAAACGTGCTTGCAACCACGCCAACCACGCCAACCACGCCAACCACACCCTAAGCAGCTGTAACAGCGTGTAAATTTAAGGAGTAAAACCTTTATAGGAGGAGACTGTAATGACTGAAGTAATAACAATGCCAGAGGTCTTTAGACCCACTGATACAGTATTTGAATTAGGCGATACAAAATATCGCTTAGTCTATGATATGCTAGCTTTTTGTGAGCTAGAAAAAATCTATGGTTCGGTAGATGAGGTTCTTGGTATGCTGTTTGGTGATGTAGCTCAAAAGCTTGAGCCTGTTGTAATGTATAAAGACTCACCAATCAATATCGATGATGTGAAAGTAGATAATGTGCCCCTTGCTCTTGTGCTCGCAGAGAAAGATAAACAGCAGAGGGTTGCAAAACACTCTGATACGCTTGAGCTATTATGGGCAGGCATGATTCACGATAATGCCATTTACAATAGCGATGATGAAATAGTCGGCTATAAAATAACTAAGCGTAAAGTAGCTGAATCCATTACATTTAGAAACTATAGGAGCCTAAATGTAAAAATAGTCGAGGCTATTATGAAGGATCTCGCCCCTGGTTTAGGGGAAGGTGATTCAAAAAACGAGGAAATAGCGGAAACTCCTCTGGAGGCAGTAACTCTGGTTCAACCGACACAGTAAGTGGCTGGGATTGGCCTTTACTTTACTATTTAGGAACAGTCACACTAAGAATGTCCGAAAGGAAATTTTGGAGGTCTACGCCGGTAAAAATTAGGCTACTTACAAACAAACATTTTGAACTATTAAATCCAAATGCTGAGCCAAAGGTAGCCCAAACTGTCGAAGACATACCGTTTTTAATATAGGAGGGCTTTGATTATGGCTTTTGCATATGCAGGAATACGAGTAAATCTCGAAGATGGTGGCCTAAACCAACAAGTAAATAAAATGACCACTAAATGGAAGTCTGCAATGGAGAGCATGTCCGCAGAAGCTGATGCTTTTGATAACAGATGGCAACAAGCTATGTCAGGT